CTAATTTTTTTAATCTTTCCTGTGTTCTCATCAGGCATGTCTGTTGTAATTTTTGCAATAAAATATTTTTCTTCCATAATGTGTTTTTTTATTTTAAATAATCGGTCAATCTTTTCATTAAGTCAACAGATTTCTCTAAACCACTACCTGAAAAATTACTTTTATCATGTTCGGCAAGTTTTTCTTCATACTTTGGTCGGTCTTCCTTGTTTAAGTAAAGGTAAGCTCCTGGCGTTGACGGTGAAGAAACAAGATCAAAACAAATTAATTCAAAATCATCCTGTACTTCATTTTGCTCACCTTTTTTTACCAAAGAACCAACACCACGAGAAGATACACCCATAGTAACACCCTGTCTCATCATGTTTGCTGCAACATCTCCTTTGGATGACACTATACCTCTTTCGTGAAAACCTGGAGTGGTTAATAATTTAATCTTACCCATTAAAACATTGTTTTCCCACCATATGTCAGTAATAAGATGTGATACTCTATCTAAGTCAATTAATGAAGACTCAGGATGGTTTAATTCAGAAATCGACATCCCTTTATTAATAAGTTCTTTATACTTATCAGCCTCTCTTCTTAATATGTTTTCAGGATAAACCCTACCGTTTCTGTTAGGTACTCCGTGTTTTTGTAATGTCGCATAGAACACAAAAGGTTTTGAGTGTTCTAACTGTCCGTAAGATTCTTTTATTATATCGGTATTTCTCTCATCATTTGGATTGATGAATCCAGCATCCCATTCTACAAGTATTCCTTTACCACTATCATTCGGTCCTAAAATTTTCATAATCTATTTTTAATAAATAAATATTAGGAAATAACCATTTCTGGATTTTTTGTTTTATTAAGTGTAAAAAACTTACAATTTTTTAAATCGTCAGTGTATATTGCAGTTAATAGTGTTTTGATTTTATTTCTTAAAATAAGTGATTTGAATTCTACAAATTTATTATGAATGAAAAGTGTAATCTCTAAATTTAAAAAACTCTTTTTACCTTTTTGTATCCCACTTGTTCTCAAGTCTAAGTCGACTATTTGTTTCTTTTCGAAGAATGTGAAGTCTAATACTTCTAATAATGTGTGTTGTATTTGTCTTTTAATATGACCTGTTATTTTTTCCCAATTATCATAATCATCTGATGGTTGGATCCATGTCTGTAGTACTATGTATATGGATTTCATTTCTTTTGAATCTACCGTACCATAGTAACATTTAGCATCATCAAAAACATTTAATTTCGATGTTTTTCCTTTTTTCATTCTTCATAACTTAAAGTTTATTTGTTTTATACAATTATAATAAAAATAAACATCGTTGTCAAAAATCGAAAAATCTTGTATATTTATATCAAAAGGAGGAAAAAAATATGATTATAGTACCAGTAAAAAACCCTAACTCTATTGAGCAAGCACTTAAACAATATAAATTTAAAGTGTATAAAACAAAACAAATCGAAAGGTTGAGGGAATTACAGGAGTTTACGAAACCTTCAGTTTCAAAAAGAGACCAGAAGAAAAAGGCAGCTTATTTACAAAAAAAGAATAACTAGTTATTTGTTGTCACCTTTTTTGTGTGTAAAGAAATCGACTGAAGTCAAACCTAAACACCCAAAGGCCAACAGACCTACAGCATCCACCAAAGTTGATGATGGTTCGTATTTTCCACAACTAAACATAGATATAAATAATCCTACAATTAGGGATAATCCACAAAGAAGACCAATAAACCTTTTAGAGGAAATCCCCCCATTTGCCCCTTCCATCATTGATTTAAAAAACCTAATCATAATCCTTGACTTAAACCCCTCAACTTATAAAGATTGAATCTATCATAAGGTGATTCATTAATTTTTTTGATTGTATTTTCTATTGTTGATTTTAAATCAGATTCTGTCGATTCGTTCAAAGTAGATTTCAAATTAGAAATAACATTTTCTTTAAGTTGGTCCATTTCGGTTTTGATTTCTTCATCCGACATAGATGACAACTCCTCTATAACTTTTCTTTCTGATTCTGAAATATTTTTTAATTCTAATTTAATATTTTCTTCAGCAACCTTAACCATTGTTGAAATTGGTAAGTTAACGCTTTCTATTATATCTTCTTTCTTTTCTTCTAAAATAATATTAGACTTAATTTTTCTTTTAGATTCTAAAACCGTGGATAGGTCTTTGATTGATTTCTTATATATCGTATTATCAATATCCTTGTATTCATTAGTATGTTCCAATACAATAGAATCAATCCAATTACTTACCTTTGTAATATGTTTTGAATTACCTTCAACTAAAATTTGAGAATACTCAACAGTTTCATTTATGTAATCTTCGGCGATAGATTCATTAATACCCTTGTTAGAAGATAAATCATCGTAGATATAATATAACTCAGCAATGTCTTTGTTTTCTAAAACCATTGATTTAAATTGTTTCAAAAAAGATTTAAATTCAGGTTTTCCGTATAAACCGATAGATGCTTTTTCTATTTTTGTTTTTATAGTGCCAAAAGTGTTCATAGTTTTTATTTAATAAATATTACTTATTCAATAAAGATTTAACTCTTTCATCTATTTCAATCAACGAGTTTCTTCCTTTAGATAATTCTATAACATCTGCAGAATTAAATAATGACAAATCTTCCAATATTAAATCTAATCCATCTTTATTAAAACTTTCAGGTGTTACCCCTCCAGGTTCAGGTGATGGTGAGCCTTCAGGTGGTGGTGGGGCTCCTCCGCCTAAATCTCCACCTCCCATATCCATATCACCTCCTTCAGGTGCCGCACCTCCTTCAGGTGTTGCTTCACCATCTTTTTTACCGTAAAGTTGGTCTATAGTATCAAAAAGTCCGGTTTTAGGTATACTCTCAGCAGTTTTTACAAGTTCTGCAGCCACTGCCCTTTCTACCCTTTGTTGTTGTATATCTAATCTTATTTCTTCATCTGAGAACCCTAAGATATGTTTTTTAGCCCAAGACGCTGAAACAGGGGCTACTGTGTCTGCGATAGGTGTAACTGCATCTTTATACAGAAGTATTTTTTCCTTCCATAGTTCGATTGAAAGTAATTCAGATTGTTTAGATGGATTGTGTAAACCTAATGTGAAGTTTGTTAATTCGTCTTCAAAACCTAATAAAAAAAGATGAATAATTGCAATTTTATTTAATTCTGCAATCATAGACTTTTGAATTCTATTGATAGTTCTCGCAAAACGAATATCTAATAATGATAAATTTTTACCATCACCTACCGCCTCTTCGAATCCTAAATAAGCCTTAGGTATTCTAAGAGCTGTAACTAATTTCTTTTGAATATACTCAATGTCTGCGATTTCAGCTAAGTTCGTACCACCTGGTAATGTTTCAATAGGGTTGGTTGCTGCCGGATCACGAACAGGAATGAAATAATCTTGGTCTACCGCCATTTGATTATACCTCATATCGACATTACCTGTTGAGTGATCAACAATTTGATCTCTTTTAAATTTATTAGCAACTCTTTGTACATATGGGTCAACATCTTTGTCGTCCATGTTACCGACAAATACTTTAAATACTCTTCTTTCAGGTGCTCTAGATACACGATAGATTAACATCGCATCTTCAGAAAGTAATAATTGTTTCCAAATTCTACGAGCCTTTTCGAGCATCGATGTACCATACGGTAGTTTTCTATCGTCACCTAAAATTCTAAAGTGTGCTACTTCCCAAGTATTGAACTCCATGTTTTTTTCCTTCCAAGTAAACTTCAAAGCGTCGTTTTCCATTTCTTGTGAGTACTTATCAGGTTGAAACCTCATCCCTTTTTCTAATCTTTCGATTTGAATGTTTGGTAGTTGTTGACATCCAACAATACCATTTTCAGGATCTAACTTAAGATATACAAAGTTGTCACCAAACTTACATGTGTTTCTTGTCCACATTGGTAAGTTGGTGTTAATATCCAATTTATTAACAAAAAGATCGATTAATACTGATTTTATTCTTTTTGATTCAGAATAAACTTTTAATATAAGTCCATCTTGATCTGGTGTTGTGGATTCTTCAGAATAAATGTCTAATGCCGCAGAAATTTCAGGTGTATATTCCATAGATTCATAATCATAGTATGACGCCATTCTTGTTGGTTCATAATATACCGCTTGTTGGTATAAATTATTTTCTACTTTTTGCCATTGTTGGCCGATATACATTGTCTGCTGAGATTGTAATTTTTCTTTTTCAAACTCAGATTTATCTGTTGTCTTTAATAGCTCCTTTTTATCAAATTTGAATACGGGAGATTGTTGGTCAAGGGTTGCATTAGGACCAAAAGTCCTACTCAATCTTTGCCACACCGTTAATTTTTGTTCTGACATAATTTTTTTCTTAAAAAATAATATGGTTAGTTATAAACTAAACCCTTTTACCACTGAATAACCATAAATACTTTTCATAATCACTTTTAGTGACCGTGTTTCTCTGATATCCTGTTTGATCTCTCTGTGATACTGGTAAACTTGGATTAAAACTTGTATACTCTTTATGATAAGTATTACTTTCTACTGACCAAGAATCTAACATTGCCTTTGTTTGTTCTGTTACTTTTTCTAATTGGGCAAAAGATGTTTCAGCAACATAAATTGCTATTGCAAATGACATTATCAAGTCATCATGTTGTCCTTTTTGGTGATCAGGTCTACCGTTTACATAAACGAATGTATTCAATTCATTAAATAACCTTTGTGATCTGACAACAAAATCATA